ACAGTCCATGTAGCCGAGCCCGTTACGACAACCTGAAGGGACACTTCGGGTGTGCCAAGGTAATCAAGAATGGCTACGTTGGAGTTTTTTGTGCCGCCCGACGCGTCGGAAGTGCTTACAATAATGGGGCGCATTATTTCATTCCCTTGAGAGTCATGGCAAAGCGAGCGCGCTGACCCAACTTACCGGGCGCCTTTGCGGCGGCTTCCAGCTTGCCTGTGGGGATCGGCTTGCCGGCCTTCGCCCCGAGTTGCTTACGGAGGGCGCCGGGCTTTTTGATGGCTTCGGCGATGAAGTTTTTCTTGCCACGCATGTTAGCAGTTCCACGCCCTGAGGGATTTGTTGATCCGGCTGTCCGGGTCGCTTGCCGTTTTAGCAGAAGTCAGCTTCTTTTTCATGCCTTTCATGCGGGCACAAAAGCTGTCACGGCGAGACCCGCCTTCCGGCTGCGGGCGCTTCAGATTGCTCCCAGTGGCAGAATTATAAGCCTTCCGACCAGCCTCACTGAGACCGCCCTTCGGGTTCTTGTGCTTAGCCTTGAACTGGAAATCTTTTTTCGCACGCATCCCGATCTCCATATAACTGGGGCGACCCGGAGGCCGCCCCAATCATCAGGCCTGAGTAACGCCGTACAGACCAGTCTGGGTGTCGTCGTCCAAGACGAAGACCCACGCGGTCAGGCGCTTCGTACCATCGGCAGCGTCCGGAACCGCATAGGTGCCGCGAACGTCGCCAGTCGTGGTCGTGGCCGGGCTGGTCGCCACAGCCGCCACGAACGTGCCGGTCGTCACGAAGGCGCCATTCCACGCAGTCAGCACGTAGTTACGGCTGTTTGCACGGATCGGAAGACCGAAGACGTCACCAGTGCCAACGAAGAAGTCGGTGGCAGCAGCCGAAGCCGCGATGCTCGTAATCGTCTTGAAAGCCTTCGCGCCGGCAACGGCAGTCGTGCCGTTCAGGGTGATCGCTTCCGACATCGGGATGCCGTAGACGTCAGTGCCCGTGATGGTCAGAACAGCCGTAGCAGCACCAGCAGCGTCAATGATGACGTTGCGAGGAACGTCAAGAACGACAGTGCCGCCCGAAGCCAGAGCGCCGTTCAGCAGCGCGTTACCGGCAGCAGCCAGCGTCTGCTGAGCGCAGATACCGTCAGCGTCCAAAGCAACCGGAACCACGTTATACACGTTGATCGGCGACAGGAAGACGCCGGGTTCACTAGCGGTACCGTTGTTGGCAAAGTTCCTGCCTGCCCGAACGCCGTCAGAGAAATGAGTCATGATGTTTCTCCATAGCTAAGGGTGGGGCCGAAGCCCCACCCCCGGGATTTAGGAAGCGCCCTGCGAGCCCCAGCCTGCGCGGAAGTTCGAGCAGCCGAACGAGTAACGCTCAATGGCCTTCGCCTTGAGGTTGTCGGTGTCGAAGTCCGTGTAGACGTCGGTTTCGAGGGTTTCACGCTCGTAGTACTTGAAGCCGTTCGGAGCGTCGGTCAGCAGGAACCAGCCGTTCGTGTCGGTCAGGAACATGTTAACGCGATGACCCTGCGGAACCGCAGAGTTGTTATAGATCGCGTTAATGTCGTTGTTCGCGGTGTCGACGCGGAACTGCGACTGCAGAAGGCGGGTGGCCGTCCACTGCAGTTCAGCCGGAACGATCAGCTTCGTTGGCTTGGTCATGATGCGGAGGCCCGCAGCATCACGGAAGCGCTGAACGCCAACGATGGCGTCCTGAAGCGAGGTTTCGTTCAGGTCAGCTTGGACCGTAAAGGTGTTGGCAACAACACCGTTATCAATCGGGTGCGACGTCGAGAACAGAGGCTGGCCATCCCCAATGGGGAAGTTGGCCGAGAAGCCGTTGTTCAGGACCGACGCGCCAAGGACTTCCTTGGTCTGTTCCATCGACTGACGAAGAGCCTTCGCCTGCAGCGGGAACGACGACTGGTACAGGTTGTCCTTGATCGCCTGACGGGTGATGATGAAGCCGATGCTGGTGTAGCGGTTCACGTAGTTCGTGACGAACCGCTGACCCATTTCACCGTAGGCGGTGGAAGCGCCTTCAGCCTTGATCTGAGCCAGACCAAGCAGCTTGACTTCGACTTCGATTTCAACGGCCTTATCGGACGTGTGCTTCTCGAAGATCTCCGACCACTGACCCGGATACATCGGATAGTCGCCGAAAACGGCGGCCAGACCGGGCCGGAGCAGGTCGCGGATTGCGGTGGTGTTAATAGCCATTTTTCAAATCTCCCTGCTGACCCGATTAGATACCGGTCACACCAGCCCGATAGGACTGATTGTTCATGATAACGAGCCAGTTTGCGAAGGCGCCGACGGCGTTACCCGGAGTCGGGTCCAGCTGCAGGATCTTCAGGTTCAGCGTCGAGGTGGCAGCTTCGGTCGCGTTATCGAGCGACACAGCTGAGGTACCCGTTGCAGTAGAACCGGCGGTGTACAGGAAGTTCGCGTTCAGGCCGCGATCAGCAAGAGCCAGCGGGGTGCCCGCAGTGCCAGTGCCGCTCGTTTCCTGAATGGTGAACACGGTGTTCGGATCGTCGATCACGAGAGCCTCGACGGTCGAGCCAGTCTGAACGCCGGGGTTGCCGGGCCAGAAGTTCTCGAAACGAACGCGACCGGTGCTGTCAATGAACTTGACGCCCCAGAAAACGCCAGTGATAGTCGAGCCAGCGACGCCAACGCCGAGCGTGCCGTCAGCGAGGACCCCAACGGGATCGCCACGGAAGATCGCCGTCGCATAGGCGTTAGCAATTTGATAAGGGTTGGTCGCGCCAGTCCAAGCAGAGCCATCCAGCTTCTTGACGGGGACGAGCCCCTGAGGCGCATTGGTACCGTAAGCCATACGGATTCTCCATGCTGAAGTTGAGGGTTATCGGCTGTTACCCGCCTGAGGTGTCGCGATACGTAACGCGGCATCGGTTCTTGCTACGATACGTGACGTAGCCTCGTGGCGAGCCGGCCATGCTCAGGGGCCACGGTACGTGACGTGGCGTCGATGTGGGCGTAAGCTACGCTCAGCGTGAACGCTTGTCAACCATAGCAATTGATTGTAAATCAAAAGCCGCCGAGGAGTGGAGTCCCCGGCGGCAACCACAACGGAAGGGTGTTTCCGATGCAGCACATACGCTACGATATATCCATTGAAGACCTGCGCCAACTGCTTTCTTACGACCCTGAAACCGGGGTTTTAACGTGGCGCCGCAGACCGCGCAAATTCTGCAAAAGTGACGACGACCAAAAAAGGTGGAACAACCGCTGCGCTGGAAAGCAGGTTGGGCCTGCCAAATCAAATTGGTACATCAGATTTAAAATTTTTGACGTTTTATACCGAGCGCACAGAGTGTGCTGGGCGTTGCATCACGGGGAGTGGCCGCCACAACACTTACATATCGATCACATTAATGAAGTTAAAAACGACAACAGGATAGCAAATCTACAGCTTGTTACTAACGCTGAGAATGTGTCCTTAAGATTTACCCGGAACATCAAAAAAGGCCCCCGCCCAGTTTCCCGAGCGGGGGCAAGTTGCCACAGCGATAGTAGAACACACTGTGGACCGGAGGTTAGTCCTTGAATGAGGTGACGCGCTCAAACGCCACTCCGCTATCCTTGTCCTCGAAGCGCGGCAGGTTCGGGTCGTTCTGACCGGTCCATGCCACATCCTGCAGGGTTTCGACGTTTTCCAGATCACGTTCGCGATTGCGCTCTTCCACGTCACGGGTGAGGCATTCGCAGAGCATCAGACCACCGCGACGGATGACCATGACTTCCATGCCTTCATAGCCCGGAAGCGGAGGTGGCACCATCTCGGGGTGACGGCTGGCCGGAACCGGCTGCCAACCACGGATCATGCGGTCGGTCATGTTGTCCGGATCGGGCTCGTTCAGAGTCGATTCTCGAACCCATGCGTAGGTCATGTTCGCAGGGATCTTATCCTTCGGAACATAGAGCTTGGAGTTGAAGTGCGTTTCGGGGCGCTTGCGCAGCCCTGCTTCGCGGGATTCGGTAGCACGCGTCGTGCTGATGCGAGAAGAACGGGCCATTGTTATGCTCCCTTACCTTGTTTCATCATGTGAATTGCGTAGTATTTTTCAGCTTCGAGATCGCTCATGCGACCGCCGCCCTGCTTTCGGAAGGCGCCTGACTGAGCCATCTGGTGCGCCATGCGACGCTGGTCAGCGGTCAATCGGACGGTCTTCGAGCTCTTCGCAGGCTGACCCGGAGCGGTGCGCTGGACGGGTGCAACATTCGAATCACGGCTCATCGGAGGTGCCTTCTTGTTTGGGGCTGATTGCGCTGAGAACGCATCGGGGAATTCCCGGCGCATATGGCGGTCGATTTCCGTGAAGTAGTCGACGCTACCGATCTCATCGTCACGACCCTCTGAGCGGAAGCGACGCTCAACGCGGCGTGCGTAGAGAGTGGCCTCTTCGTGCATCTCAGGATCGAAGTCCTCAGACTTGGGCTGGAACCATGAGTTCTTCTGAATCCAGTTCGCCGTCCGGGGCTCAAGCGATACCTGCTGACGCTGGGCATCCGCCGGGGCCGCTTGCTCAACAGGAGCGGTGCGAGCCGCCTTGTTCTGCTGCTCACGTTCCCAGTTCGTGACCGCTTCAAGATCATTCATCGTCTTGTTGAACTGATACTGAAGATCGTCGATCCGCTCGTTGTCCATCATGGAGCGGGCTTCGGCGAGCTTCTGCTTCAGGTCCATCGCGGTGGCGCTCAGGTTGCTCCTGTAATGCGTCATCATCGCCTGCTCAGACTGCTCACGCAGCTGGGCTTCCTTTACCAGACGCGCTTCCAGATCCTGAGCGCGCCGCTCTGCATCAGCCGCCTTACGGGCAAGCTCAGAGATGCGCTTCTCAGGCGACCGGCGCCGCTTCGGAGCCTCTTCCTCTTCAGGCTCTTCCTGTTCGGCAACCTCTTCAGGCTCCTCAGGCTGCTCCTCTTCAGGATCTTCCTGCTTCTCGTAGTCCTCAAGGCTCTCGCCAAGATCGTCTTCCGTAATCTCGATCTCGACGTCCTCAGTCGGACCGTCGTCGGTATACGGAAGTTCTTGATTTTCTGGATCGTTAGACATGCTTTACTCCTCAGAAGTTTCCAGCGAACTTACCCGACATCACGTCTTCCGGACCGGCGATGACGGCCATCACGCGATCATCCGGCAAGAGTGCCATCGCAACGCCGCGATAGGAAACCATCGTGGATTCGTAGCGCGGGATCAGAACCCAGTCACCGACCTTGCACCAAGGACCGGAGCGTTCGAACTTCTCGCCCTGATAGGCTTCGGGCCCAACGGCGCACACCAGCGCGGACACGGAGGAATACTTGTCCTCGGCGCGCACGGTGTCAGGCAGATACAGCGTGACTTCCGTCCCGTCGTCCTGCTTGATCGTCTTAAGCTCTTCAGGGCGAACGTAAATCTTAACGGCCACGAGATAGCCCGCAGGACGCATGTCGAACGGACGGCCTGTGATGAAGGTAAACTCGTCGTCGATCAGCTTCTTGGCCAGAGCCTCTTCGTGCGGCTCGATGTTGCTCATACTCATCAGTACATACTCCCTCTTGTTTGCTCCGGTTTTTTGTCGTCGTCTGGCTGCATCATACGTTTGTATTCTTCGTTGATGACGCTAATCGCAGCCGTGTAGGCGCGCACCAACGCATTACCCTCCAGCACCTGAAGGGCAATCTCTTCTGCCGTCATGGCGGGGATATACCTATCCCCAAACGTCGACGGCCTAAAACGGGCATTAAGGCTGTATTCGGTGGCGCGGTCGCGCAGTTCGCCTATGCGCTCAACCGCGCGGCGACCGAGTTCCTCGGCTGACATTGGCACTCTCCGGTAGTTTTTTGTAGCTCTTGGTTGCAGCGATATAGTCTTTGCCAATCTTCTGCGGAATTCTCACGGCCTTTGCAAAGGCAGGGTTATGCGCGGCTGCGCTCATCAAGCGATACTGACGCTTTGATCTAGCAGGCACAGCCGCGCACTCCCCTTATTTGCCGCGCATTTTATTCATGGCCTTGATGATGTTACCTTCCGGCGTCATCATACCCTTGCGGACCTTACCTGCGCCGCCCTGAGCAAACTTTTCTGGCATCATGCCCTTGCGCATCTTGCCAGCGCCGCCAGCCGCGTAGCCCATCGGAGCGCCGCCCATAGCCATGTCACGCGTCACCTTCGACGCTTCCATGTCCTTCGAACCAGAAGCCATCGGGCCGCCGTTCATCTTCTTGGCAGGCTTCATCGGCTTACCAATGGCGATCATGACAGCCAGACCGTTCTTCGGCTTGGGCTCCTTGGTCTTCTCTGCCTTCACCTTGCCGCCCTTGGCGTACTCAGCACCGGACAGCATGGAAACGATCTTAGCCAAGCGAGGACGGCCTTCGCTCTTGTACCGCTCGACCAGCTTTTTATTGGACGCAGCGTTGGCGGCGCGTTCCTTGTCAAGGATGTCGGCAAAGGCGCTACCAATGCCAGTGTTCCGCAGGCCGACGCTTGGCTTGGCCGGGGTGGTAGCGGCACGGGTCGGTTTAGCAGCGGCAATGCTACTGTCCGCGTCTGCGTTTAGACCCTTAGTGAAGCTTCTGATTTCGGCATCGGACATACCGCGAGTAGCAGGAGTGGGAGGGGTCGGGGCGGCAGCGGCAGGCGAATTCCCGCGAGGCGCCGGAGCAGCCGCACGAGCCGGAGCGGCCTTCGACGTTTCACCCGCCATCTTCGTGTTGTAAGCGTTACCCCGCCAAATGAAAACGCCGTTCGGGCCCTGCTTCTCGCGCGCCTCAGCGAACGCTTCTTTGAACGACTGCTTCTTCGCAGTGTCGGAAGTTTCCTTAGCGCGGGCGGTGTTCACGCTCCGGGCTTCCGCTTCCATGCTATCAAGATTCGGCAGCGAAGCGCGGGGCCGGGACATTTCCTCCAGACCCTTCATGTCGACTTCGACATCCTTGACCCTGCCGCCCTTCTTGTAGCCACCCATCTCGGTGGCCAGCTTGCGCGCGGTGTCGGATGACGTCTGGACCTTGCCGCCCATAGCCATCTTCATCTTCTTCATCTCAGCGCCTTCCTGACGCGACATGCGGTTACCAGAAGCCGCGCTCGCAGCCGGAGACGGCATCGGGCGCTTCTTCTTTTCCAGCATGTCCATGAAGCGCATCTCGTCGCCTTCCTGCTTCGACATGCGGTTGCCAGATTTCGCTGACTCACCCGGCGTCGGCATCGGCTTCTTCACCACGCCGCCAACCTTATAGGTCGGGATCGGGCGAGCGTTCGCGCGCTGCTGCAGGGCCTTCGCGCCGTTCGGCTGGTTCGGCATGGGCTCAGCAATCGCCGGGCCGAAAATCGCGCGAGCCTTGGCCCGCAAGTCAGTCATCTTCATTGAAAACCTCCAAGGTTCCGCATGGCCTCTGACTGCAGCTTCATTGCCGCAATCTTCTCTCTCGATGCGCGATTCGCCGCGTCACTCTGAGCTTCCATCTGCGCTTTCGCAAGCTCAACCTGCGCGTCACGCTCATTATCAGCCTGTTTGATCTGCAGCTTCTGCGCCTCAATCTGCGCCATCTGATCAATCTCAGGCTGCGGCTTATACATCGGTGCCAGCTGCTGCATAGCCTGCGCAACCATGACCGCGATCTGGTTCTCCATTTCCGGAGGCATCGGTGTGCCCGGAGGCGGCAGCGGCTGGCCGATCATCTGCTCGACCTGCTGGCGCATCTTCATCGCCAAGTGCTCGTTGATGTGCGCCTGCAGAGCCGGATTGTCCTGCGCAATCGGCGCGTGTGCCGCGATGTGCGCGTCGTGATCCTGATACGCGCCAGCTATCAACGGCACGCCCACAATCGCGTTCTGGTTTTCCGTCAGCGGGTCCAGCGGACGCGGCTTCTCTTTCTCCGGCGCCAACAGCAACTCAATCTTCTCAGGCGCCACACCCATCTCGACGTACATCTGCCGATACGCCTCACGCAGATTGTGCTGATCCGGCTGCTGCGTCGCAAACCGCAGCAACGCCTCAGCCCGCATCATGCGCTGGGCCGACGATGAGATGTTCGGATCCGACGTCGGGATCA